CCAATTTCTGCGGTTGGTTCTGTACCAGATCGCAGACCAAATTTAAAGAAGGGTGTGTCATTCAAAGGCATCATTGCTGATAGCATTCGACTGGCTAGTGAAGTCACACCTCTTGCACCAACAGATGATGTTGGCTGTGGGAGTTCCATCTCTTCAGTCCAACCCTCAGGTGGCAGAAGACTTGGAACAGTTAAGGCTGCACATAACCGAGCACGGTATAGTTTAGATGTTCGCATTGCATCTAGCATTCGGAAGCGATCAACAAGATTGTTTGTCATTTACACTCCTTTATGTAGATACACCATTGTATAGTGCTGAATAAAAATCTAATGCTTTGGCATTACCACCTTGGATACCTTTAGTACCTTGTGCTTCAGCTTGTGACTGAGCCTCAAGGATTGCTTCTTGTTCTGCAGCGGTAGAGGTTTGGATAGCTGCCTGTTCGTCTGCCTTGGTTCTAGCCATAGCAATAGCTTCTCTAGCAACACGGCGAGTCTCGGAATCTTCTGCTGCTTTTCTACGCTCTTCTTCTTGTTCCTTTTGGAAGGCGCGTTCGTCATCCATCAGTTTCTTTTGTTCATCATATGTCATACCACCGCTAATAGTAGGGCTTCCACCCATGTTACTTGCCTCCTTGCTGTTGCTTTAGCACAGCCTTTAATTTGTTTACGACTTCTATTTGCCCTGCCCTATATGCAGATCGTCTTGCAAACTTGCTTTCTTCACAGTCAGCATCGTATTCAAGGGGCTTGTATAGTTCTTCCAGAATCTTTATTAGCTCTGGGTCTATTCTCGGATACTTTTCTGATTTCATTTTGTAATTCTTCTATTTGAGTATAGATATCTTTGATTAACTGTTTAACTTCAGGTAGATCTATTGGAGTAGCTAAGTTTAAACGAGTCTTTGCCTGTTGGATGTTAGTAATCATTTGTTTTTGTTTGCTTTCTTTGCAGCTTTAACTGCAGCCTTAGCCGCTTGATTGGTTGCCCTATTTATAGCTTTAGTTTGCTTCTTGGTTTGTGTAGCTATAGATTTATTCAACTCAGCTAATTGTTTTTCAAGGGCTGTTTGATATATTTCTGTTTGAGTGTTCTGTAAAGTAGGATCAGATCTAAAGCGCAAAGTTTCTACATCTTTGATAGTCTGTAACTTAGCAGCTGCTACTTCTTCAGGTAGTTTATACTTATAAATTTTACTTCTATCATCAGCATAGCTGAAAGATTTATCTTTACCCTTAGCTTGATTGTATGCAGCCATACTGAAATCAGCGTCTGTACTTAGGCTGTAGCCTTTTGCAAGACCGGGAGATTTATCTATTACAGATTGAATATATTGTTGTTGGATGCCAAGCTTCTGTGCTTCACCTTCTTGTTTTACAAAGTCAGCAATGCGTTGTTGCTGGGCAGCATATAACTCATTCTCTTTTGTAACTTCACCAATCTGTAGATCAGTTTGTTTCTTTGCTTCAGCTTCTGGATTAAAGACATAGAAGGCAGCATCATTATTTGCTGTAGTTATGTCCTGACCTATACTAAAACGAACATCCTTCATCTTTTCATAGAGAGGATTGTAGACATCAGCAAAATTAAGCTGGTCTTTTTTAGTCAAAGCAGTCTCTTTAGTGGCAGAGAAGTAAGACTCCTGTCCTACATCTGCCATATTTAAAAGACCACCTTGAACACCAGCAATATCTTCTTTGAGTTCAGTCTGTTGTGCAGTAAGAGCAGCAATAGATGCTGTTCTTTCTTCTATTGTTGGTTTCTTTTGTGCCATTGTTTATCCCCTTAGATCAATTATCTCACAAGCTCCTGCAGTACAGGCTAAGGTGTGAGATGATGTTGTTGTATCAGTCTTTTCATAGAGAGATAGATTATTAAAGTCTACATCTATAACTGGAAATTCATTATATGTTTCTAGCGATATAGATTCAAAGGGAGCTTGTGCATAGACATGATCAGACTTAGGTAAGAAAGATATACCAGAGATCTTATCAAAGTTATCCCACACCCACTGACCTACAGGAAGAAACTCATTGTCAGCATAGTTAACAGTAATGCTTGGCTTGTGCTGACAGTAATGCTCTTGATAAGTTAACCATAAGTTAAGATGATCAATAGCTGACAGTTCATTCTGAGTCAATGATCCTGATGGAGCCGCCTGAGTAAAGGTAAAGACTGCAGTTGAATCGGGATTCATCACACAATCTTCTACTGGTACTTGGGCATCCTTCATCATAAAGTACAGAGGATCTTTCTTGTCAATACGAACTCTCCTAAAGTAATGCTCTGCATACCGGGGATGTAATCCACTGGCTGACGAAGCAAGACATGAAGTCGTACCTTCTGGTTTAATACAAGTAATTGATTTACTTGGATTGATACCTAGCTTTTTAGCCCAATCAAGATTAGTCTTGATGGCTGTCTCTCGTAGATCCTCAAGGACATACTTAAGTCTGCCATGTCCTAGAAGTCCAGACATCAAACGATTATCAAAGATACCTGTCATAGATACACCAAGCAGTCGTTCTTCTTCACAGTTATCTTGCCATGTCTTATCCTTGGCTAGGTAGGGGAAGTAAGTGAACATGCTTTGGATAGTACCAATGATGGTAGCCATTTCAATTTTCTTTTCTAAGGATGCTTGAGTATCGTTAGCATTTACTACAACCGTTGATAGGTTGCAGAATTGATTGGGGCGTAGGATGATCTCACTACATGGGTTAGTCCCATAGTAATGATCCTCACCACGCTCTGCCTTGACTGCAATATTCTTCATTGCGTCACGATTACAAAGACCACGCTCTCCACTATGGGAGTTGTATAAGTCTGTCCACTCTTCGAGGAACTGACCCATTGATGGTCTGCCATTGTAGATGGCTGAGTTGTTCGCTAAGGCACGATGCCCTGAGGTCTGCCACCACGCACCACTCTTACATGTAGCCATCTCACGGTCTGCTAGGTCGCTTAGAGAGATCATAGCGGAGCGGCGTACACCACCCACAATGACTGACTGAGCAATCTTGCAGCAGATATCATGGCACTCAAGGGGCGTAAGTCTACGCCCTTGGGCAGAATAGAATGTCTGTACTACAAATCTAAAGACTTCTTCTAGTGGGGCAGGACCGCTTGCTCTACCACCAAAGGTCTTTAGTCTTTCACCTGACTTACGAATCTTACTTGTGTCCCACTTAATGTGGATACCCTTATAAAGATTTTCAATTAGGTTATTGAGTGAGTCACACCAACCCTCTCGGCTATCCTCAACAAACATAACTGTATCAAACATCTTATGTATTGTTGGGATAGTCCCAAGTTTGTCGGTGCATCTACGCTCAACCGTATAGCCTACTCCCGTACCACACATAAGAATGTACATGAGGTTGGAGAAGGATGTTGGTTTATTAATCTCAATGTATGAGCAATTGTATAGGGCAGTATGATCACGATCCAATGCTGGACCTGCGGTCATCAACCCACGCATACTTGGCAGTACTTCTAGATTAAGGATAGCATCTCTGATGTCTGTCCTTGTCAGAAGGACAGGAGCTTTCACTGTAAAGTATTGCCACCATCTATCGACAGTCTCATCCCAAGTCTCTCTCCGATTTTCTTTATCCATCCATCGACTGTATCGACTGATAGCAATAAACTTTTGAAATGTATCCATTAGACTCCTGTACTCCCAAACTTACCTTCGCCTCGTACAGTATACGGAAGTTTATCTACAGAGACAAACGGGAACTGTGTGACGGGCATGAAGGCAATCTGTGTAACACGATCACCCCTTGTAAGAGTGTGTATTATTGTTGAATTGTTAATAAGTGGTAACCAAATCTCACCACGATAATCAGAATCAATGACACCAACTGAGTTGGTTAAGTTGATTCCCTTGTTAGAAAGACCTGATCTCATAAAGAGCAAACCTACATAGCCCTCAGGGATAGCTAAGCTAACCCCTGTGGGTACTCTAGTTACTACTCCGGGGAGTAGAGTAACATCGTTAGTGATCTTAAGATCAGCTCCGGCTGCACCCTTGGTATGGTAGGCTGGAGCACAGTCTCTATCATGGAGTACCATAGGGATCTTAGAATCCTTATGGGTATAAGTAGAAGTATTGTAATTGTTTGGATTAGCAATAGTTAAAGACTCAGTGTTGTATTGGTTTACATCAGTGTTCATTAGTGTTCCCTTGAGTATCACTCTTAGTAGCCCCAACTATTGGGTCAAACAATAGTACGGACTTAGTTTTCTTGTTATATTCACCATGTCTAAGGATGCGTACACACCTAGCCATAGCGAGACAGTAATCATATCCATATCTATCCATTTCCTGAGGCTTAGCTTGGTCATAAGCTGCCAATACGGCGGCTGTCCAGTTCCGGGGATGGACATACTTAAGCCATTTCTCTGCCTTGGCAGGTCCCCACTTCCAGATACCGGGGATATTATCGGTCGTATCACCCATGATCCATTGCTTGTGGAAGTTAAAGTCAGCGGTATAAGTATCAAGTTCTACTGGTTTAACTTCCTTGTCTGGGTTCCAATGCCACCCCGGTACAGACCGGAGATCCTTGTCAATGGTCACAGCAATAGCCTTGTTACCCGAAGCCATGAGTCCCATAATATCATCAGCCTCTAGGGTAGGAACAAAGAGTATATCATTTTGTTTAATTAAATCAACAGCATATGATAAACTATCTGGAGCTTGTTTCTTTACATCCCGATGGGCTTTATATTGTTCCCATACCTGTCTACGGAAGTTATCTTTACGATCACAGGAGATAGCCACATATACTTTCGTCACCCCTACTGGAGTCCATGCCTTGACATCATGTTCAATGCGCTCAGCAAGGTACTCAATGCCTTCTTGGTCTGCCCAAAAGGCAGCACGATAGGCAATGATGTCTCCATCAAGTACAGCAACATCAGGTCTTGGTTGGCTTATCATTATCTTCCTTGTCTATAAAAATTTCCATGATCTCTTTGAACACTGCATCACCATCAGGTAGTCTGTCTTCTCTTGAGGATAGGCACAGCTCACAGTTACACAAATCATCTAACATTGATTCGGAGAGTAGGTGAAACCATTCATCAAACTTTGTATTGCACTTAGTTTTGAATGCTGCCTCACTCTCATCATTCTTTAGTGTGTAATGAAACATGTCTTCATATTGTTTATTGCCTGTCTCAATAGCAATTGCTAGTGCTTCAGACTCATGTGTTCTCCACTCTGCAAACTTCTCAGGGAGTTCACGCTCACCTGCTGAGATGAAGACTGTAAGAGCACGGATGTCACGAGCAGCAGCGATCTCATTGGTATAGCGACAGTCATCTACAATGACAACCTTCTCATGCCAGATAGATGGGTCAGCCTTCAGAGCAGCTTGCTCTTCCTCATATAGTTTCTTAATCTTAATTCGGAATTGTTTAACCCAGTAGTCTGGATCTTCTTGTCTCATAGTAGAGCCAAGGGTCTGACAGAACTCACGATACTCTTCTTGATTGGTATCCTTAGTGTATCCCTTCTTAGCCGCTTCCTCTTTAAGAGCAGCAGCGAAAGGAACAATCACTGGTGTATACTTATTGTTGTAAGCGTACTCACTGATCCACTTTGCTAGTGTTGTCTTTCCGACTCTTGCCTGTCCACCGATCATTATCGTTATCATGTAAGCTTTCCCATAATTGTTTTGGAGTGAATAGATCAGGAATATCCCAACCTTTGAATTGTAAGTAGTTGCATATAAAAGTAATACAGTTGGTTGGTTTCTTCATACCCATGAACTGACCTATAGTAGTGTATGCTAACATCATATAACTATTAAGTGGTTTATATTTATAGGCAAAGATAATATCTTCCTCATCTATATCAAAAGAACCTAGATCAAACTCATAGTACTTGGTTATATTTAATAACTTAAGCGCGGATAAGCGCATTACTTTTACTGGTCGTCTATCAACCACTACAAAAGCAAATGGTATACTCAGATCAAACTCAATGTGAGCATGAGTATGACGGCTCCAAGATAGTAAACGAACGGCATAGTATCGCCACCCTTGTACCTTCTTGAAGTTATAGAATACAATTCTTCCATTAACTTTCATAGAAGATCGGCATCCCTAGATATGTAGCTAGTGAATGTTCAACCCTCGCACCTTCCGAATGCTCCCAACCACAGAGCATTATCATTCCAGTACACTGTAAGATAGCATCAATGTCACGCTTCATGCAAGCACGAAGATGATCTAATGAATCCTCAACAGTAGAAGGATCAAACCCTTCATCCTCATCCATCTTAGCTGGATTGTGAATCTTACTTACCGCAGGATTCTTAGTCCACTTCTTCTCAGCCTTATAGAAAGCCTCAAAGTTATGGTTAGGATATCCTCTCATAGGACCAGCAATATATAATTCTAATTTAGACATGTGTCTCCTTAATGTGTATCAGCCCAACACTTACCAATGCAGTACTCTGCATCAATACGAATATTCATCTTTAACATCTCACCTGCTGTAGTAGCAGCGGCAGTAACAGCCTTACCAAATCCACCGGCAGTATCTGCCGGACATGAGTACTGTAGTTCGTCATGCACATAAGCCAGCTGCTTGGCTCCTGCTGCCTTGATAGACTTGAACGCCTCGACCATCCAGTACTTGCTTACGATGGCTCCTGACCCCTGCAGCAGGGTATTGAGGGCAGCGTGTTCACTACGCACGGGTACACGCCTACCATCAGGCAGGAGTACACCCTTGTGCTTGAGTGCCTCATACTTTACCATGTCCTGCACCTTAGTAAGGGCAGGGATTTCTTTCTGAAAGCGTTCTCTTAATCCCCTAGCCTCACCAATACTACAACTACAAACTAAAGCAATCTTCTTATCACCCGCACCATAGAGGTACGCATAGATAAAAGACTTTGCTAATGCTCGTGAGCTGAGTCCAGCTGCCTTCTGATTGTGTGTATGAATGTCTCCTGTTAGGAGTACTTTACCATACTCACCGTTGTCATACTTAGCCATGAAGTGGGCAAGCATACGAAGCTCTAGCCCCGACAAGTCAGCACCAACTAACACCTGCTTGGGATCACATAGCCAGAGTTCTCTTGCTCTGTGATCACCACTTACCTGTGCTATGTTGGGCTGACTGTGGGTACAACGACCTGTCGCTGCACCCTGTGGATTGATGTTGCCATGTATACGCTTGTCTCGACTATTGATTGATCGACTGTTCCAGTCCTCAACCATACCCATTAACTTGATTGCATTGAAATACTTTACGAGTGTCTTTGCTTCTGGATAGTCTAACACAGCCAACACGGATTCATCTACCTTTGGGTTTCCCTTCTCAGTTTCTTGTGGTTTCCATCCATACCTTTCGGTAAGACGGTTAGCTATTTGTTGTCGAGAACCGGGATTAAAGGTATCTACTTTGTCTTTGAGTCTCTTGCCTGTCTTGGGCGAATGTCTAATGATAACCCGGTCAGGGAAGACTTGACGCATTTCATCTTCGATACCAAGTTTTTCCAGCATAAGGTTTTTATACAACTCTTCTCCGGCATCAAGGTCATAATTAAATCCATTGCACACTTGCTCCATTAAAATTGTAGATACTGTATGCTCAAAGGCTACAATATTTTTGTTGTCTGATATAAAACTCTTTTGTTTATTGAAGATAGCTTCGCCAAGTCGAGTGTCCTGCTGACAGTACTTGCCCATCTCTAGGTTGTAACTAGTCCAGCCCAAGGTATACTCTGACTTAGGAAAGTTAAGATGTATACCCCATGACTTGAGTGAGTTGTCTTTGAATGGGTGGGTGTTGATGTCTGGATGCATTAGCTTGCTGATGATAAGTGTATCAACAATACGCTTAGGCATAGTCATATTGTACAATCTACGCATGACCGGGTAGTCATACCCCAAGATGTTGTGACCGATAATAACATCAAATTGTTTGAGGTAATTTACAAGGTCTGGCATCTGATGCTCTAACCAAAGTACTGGTTCTTGATTAGGAATCTTAGTAGCTGCACATAATACACGAGTAACTTCCTTGTGAGGATTACCTTTAGAATCTAATATCAACTCAGCTAAACCATTTCCTTCAATATCAAGTACGCATACTTTCATTAGAACTCCTGTTGTTCTGGCTCGAATACTACTGAGCCATCCTCAGCAATAGCGAATCCAATTTCTTCTAGTCTGCCTGACACATGGTCATAATATAATGTACTTGCAATACCTGCTCGACCAGTCAAACGATTCTTAAGTACACGCACTAGTGTGGTGTTAGCAATCTTCTCGTCTGTGTTCTGTCGATCTCTCTCCAAGGCAATGACTGTGTTGGGTACAGATGCCAATGCACCTGAGCCACGCAGATCTTGCAGGGTAATACGATCACCCTCTTCGTATGCCTTGTCACTCTTCTTGAGTTGTGATACGATGTCAACATGCACACCTGTACGCACAGCAATAGCACGGAGTTCCTTCATGAGTGTATCAATAATGATACGCTCTGAGTTACCACCCTCGACATCCTTAGTCTGCATACTCATAAGTCCTGCAGCAGCGGCGGTGATATGGTCAAGTACAATGACATCTACCTTGAGGGAGGTTGCCATGAACTCCATACGAGCCAGCAGATTAGCCATTGCACTGTTACCTAAGTGGTCATACACATAGAAACTTGTGCCACACAGTTGTGCTTTAGCTGCTGCGTATTCCTCATCAGTAAGATCATCAACCATAGCCATGTTGATTTGTTTCTTGCCAAGCATGGTACGCAATTCATTCATCATTCGTCCTGCTCTGATAGCACGGACTGGTTTGTTAAGTATCAAGCTGATCATATCATCCATAGTTTCCTGTGGAGATTCCTCAAGCATGATACACCCAACACTACGACCCTCTACTAAGTGATGCATCATAAGCTCACGAA